CGCCAGACACGTTTTCTTTCAGATCAGTTGCGAAGACGACCAGATGGGGGCGCTGATCGGTCACCCGCTGCACCTGACGGTTCAGCCCTATGGGTGGTGGAAAGAGCGGTTTGAGGCCCATCACTGCACCATTCACTGGTCGATCGATGCCGGGTCGCACTGTCTGTTTTATGTGACGGCGTGGGCCAAGGGCGAGGACTTTTTCAACATCTCGGTGATCAACAACGATCCCGGGCAGATTGCCGAAAACATCAAAGCCAACTTGGCGCTGGGCTTGCAAGAGGTTAGGCCGCACGACCTCCAGGACACAGAAATGCTGATCCTGGCCGGAGGCCCGAGCCTCAACGACTATGTCGAGGACATCCGTGAGATGCGGAAGCGGATGCCCTGCGTGACTGTCAACGGTGCCTACAACTGGGCGCTGGAGCGTGGCATTGAGCCAGGGGCGCAGATCGTGCTGGACTCACGGGAGTTCAACAAGCGGTTCTGTGAGCCGGTCAGGCCCAATTGCAGGTATTTGGTCGCCTCGCAGTGCCATCCAAGTCTGGTGTCATCCTTGCCGCCTGAACAGGTCTGGCTGTGGCACTCGGGCAATCACGCATTGCTGGAGGGGCGGGAGTGTTTCCCCGTCTACGGAGGGATGACGGTGATGCTCAGGGCATTGCCACTTCTTCGGATGCTTGGCTTTGCTAAGTTCCACATTTTTGGCTTTGACTCCTGCCTGTTGGGCGATCATCACGCTTACGAGCAGAAAGAAAACGACATGAAAACGGTGGTGAACGTCACGGTAGGTGGACGGACGTTCGCCTGTCACCCGTGGATGCTGTCCCAGGCGCATGAGTTCATGCAACTGATCAAACACCTCATTGGAGACCATTGCGAGATGGCCGTCTACGGCCCTGGCCTCATCGCACACATCCTGGAAACCGGGGCCAAACTTTCGGAGATCGAACATGGCGGCTAGTGCATTCAATCTTTATAACTCAGCAAAAAAGTACCTGTTGAACGGTACGCTTGACTTGGACACCGACGTAGTCAAGGGCTATCTCTACAAGAGTACGTCCAACGCTTCGACCTTTACGTTGTCGACGCTTGCCTCGGTGACCAACCCGGTGAGCGGCGGCGGGTACACGGGTGCCAAGCAGTTGACCTCCATCGCGATCACGACCGGCGCATCGGCCAAGCAGATTAAGTTCGATGCGGCAGATCTGGTGTACACGGCTTCCAGCGGCAACATTGGGTCAGCTTGTTTTCTGGTCATTGGGGAGAGCGGTGGCAAGCTGCTGTGCTGGTCGAAGCTGTCGACAGGTGCGTTCACGGTGACGACGGGCAACACGCTGACGGTGCAGTTCAACTCGGCTGGCATCTTTACGATAGCCTGAGCATAGGGCGATGCTCCCGTTTGCCCTGCTCAACCTGGAGCCGCCCGTTGTTGTCTCCCCGCCTCAAGCAACGATTGCGGTTGAGGCTTATGCGCCCGCAATTCCAGAGCTGTCATACGTCACCAAGTCTTTTACCTGGGACTCAGAATTTCAGGGGTGGACGTACATCGCATCAGGTGGAGCAGTCGCTGGGGTCATTACGATTGACGGACAGCCCCCAGGCGGGGTGTTTACCAACCTGTCTGGAGCGAATAAGGGCGGGTCGATCAACTGGCAGTGGAGCGGACAGTTTACGGAACTTGGCGTTCCTGCCGGGGCAACGATTGTCGGCATTGACCAGTCGAGCATCCAGAGCCGGGTAGCGGTTTACACGACGGGCGTCCCGAGCATCATCTCTGTGGTGAGCGTCAGTCCGGTTGGGCATCCGACTTTGACGGTGGCAGGGAGTCGGTCGGTCAATTCTGTAGACTCGGCGTGGACGACCCAAACAGGCATTGACGCATCGGGACTGAGCATCCCCAGCGAGACCTCGCTGGTCATCGGCTGGGTGGATACAGTCTCGACCGGCAATAGCATTTCAGCAAACGTAAACGTCAGGCATGACAACCTGACTTTCAGGGTGGCTTACCTCTCTACTGGGGTGGCGACTCCGGCTGTACGGTCTGTACAGGCCACAGGATTGGCACCCGAGGCAATGGTGTCTGACACCTCGCCGGTTATTGAGACCGGGGCTGCGGCGGCATCTGTCAGCAGCGTTGAGCCACTGTTGGTGCTGACCAGCGTCCCTGTGACGCCGACTGCGACCCCGTTTGGTTTGCTGGCGCTGACCTACAACACGCCGTCGAACAAAGGAGGTGGCGGGCCTGGAGGGCTGCTGGCGCTGGCTCTTAACCTAGAGCTACCGGCTGGAGTGAAATCCCCGGTGGTTGGCAGGGTGGGGGTGACAGGCTATGCGCCTTTCACTGGCGAGCCGATTGTCGATGTTGGGACGGGCGACGACCTCGAGTCTGGGCCAGCGGCGCTGTCTGGATCTGGACTGAAGCGGTCGATCAACGAGGAAGTCATCCCGACGCTAGAGGGGGCGGTCGCAACCGGCGGCTTGGCTCCGGTCTTGAGCCTAAACATCGTGCTGACACCAGCGGCTGGCGGGATCGGCATCAACGAACTGGCTCCGTTGCCAACTTGGGCGGGGACAATTACTCCAGCAGCCGGGACGGTGACGACCTTTGGTGAGGACGTAGCGACCGTCGAGCCTCCCGAGCAATACGTCATTATGGTGCCGATCCGGCGGGTGCAGATCAGCCCCCTGACGCCAGCGATTTTTGAGTTTAACAACGCCGCCTCTCCGGGGGTTGGCGCAGCCTCTTATTCAGGGTACGCGCCAGACGTGTCTGACGGTCTTCTGGTGGCTCCAGGAGCGGCGATCTTTGCCGGGGCTATCCCAGCAGTCACGGGTTCCTATCTCGTCACAGGTGACGGCGTATTGGCCTCACGACGAGGCAGCACGTCGACGGACGGTCGGTCGGTTAAAGAGGGCGTCGGCGAGGTTCAGGCTCAACACGCCCGCATGACCAGCGTGGCGGTTGGAGGCCCATCTGGGGCGGGAGTCTTGGACGCTGGGCCAGGAAGCCTACAAGGGCCGATCTGGAGAGGGCAGGGCGTTATGCGTGGCGTAGAAGCCGAGGCAAGCGGATTTGGACTTGTGCTGCCGTATGAGTTCCCGACAGGCGAGCGGCGGGCAAAGGGCATCAGTCCCAAAGAACGGACAAGGCTAAGAAAATGAGCGACTACGGATTGGCAAGGGATGCGGAATACAGCATCCGGTATCAGAAAGACCCGAGCGATGTGATCGACTATGCCATGTCCTGGGCGAAGATCGGCTCAGACAGCATAGCAACCTCGTCCTGGTCTTCAAACGGGCTGACCATCGGCACCTCCTCTATCAGTGGCTTGACCACCAGCGTATTTGTTTCGGGTGGCGAGGCCGAGCGCACATACAAACTGACGAACACCATCACGACGATTGGCGGCAGGACGCTGGAGCGTTCCATGCACATCGAAGTGGTAGACCTTTAAGGGGCAGCAATGGACAACAAGTACAACGAAGACTCAGTCATTTCCTCCGCAACTGACGTATTTGCGATCACGCCTAGTGACAGTGTTGCACTGTCGAAGGTAGTGAAAGCGTTGTATGTCGGCGGGGCAGGAAACGTCGCCGTGAAAACGGGTGGGAGCAGCACGGCTGTGACGTTCTCCGGCGTCCCGGCTGGGGCGATTCTCCCGGTGCGGGCGGCGTTCGTGATGGCTACCAACACCACTGCGACGAACATCGTCGGACTGTACTGATGCAAATCGGCCTGGGCCTGTCGATCCCTATCCGCGCCATCCTTGGCGGCGGTGCGCCTGGGTTCTCGCCGTCTTCCTTGTTTGCCTCCGGCGAGACCGGCGTCTGGTATGAGCCAGCGGATTTCAGCCGCTACACAGCCGACAGCACGCTAGGCCCGGAGTTGGTGACGAATGGCAGTTTTGATACTGATAGTGATTGGTCAAAACCAACAGGAGCGACAATCTCTGGCGGGATTCTGACATATACTGCGGTTGCATCAGGACAAGGTTCTGGTCAGTCCCCAACTATTTCTGCTGGGAAAACGTACAAAGTAAGTCTTGATGTTCTGTCCATAGATGGAAACTGCCGAATCGTATTTGGCGGGACTATTCAGGCAAATTTCAGCACTGTTGGGACGAAAACATATTTTATACCTACGTCCTCTACTGGCGCGCTGACAATTCAGTCTCAGGCTGTCTCTGGATTAAACGCAACTTTTGACAACATCTCCGTCCGCGAACTGACCGAGATCGACACCGCCACCTTATTCCAAGACACCGCCGGCACCACGCCCGTCACCGCCGTCGAGCAGCCTGTCGGGCTGATGCTGGATAAGAGTCAGGGGCTGGTGCTGGGGTCAGAGTTGGTGACGAACGGTGGCCCGTTTGCTGACACGACAGGATGGGCAGCAGATAATGTCACTCTTTCCGCAGTTGGCGGGAAATTAAGAGTTAGTGCAGCTTCAATTGGAGGTTTTGCAACCCAGACAATTACGACTACTTCAGGTAAATACTACAAGGTTGTTATATCTGGGGTGGATAATGTAAGTGGAAACTCATGGGATTTTGGCTGGGGCGGTGTTTTTTACCCACCATCTCCAGTTAGTACATCCACTGGTGGGTCTCTTACCTTAATAGTTCTTGCATCAGCAAGTAGTACAGAAGCGCGCCTTCGTACTAGGGGGTCTGCATCTTCAGTCGTTGACTTTGGCTCAATATCAATCAAAGCCATCCCCGGCAACCACGCCGTCGCAGCGAACGGCAGCACCGCACGGCCCGTGCTTCGGAATCGGTACCAACTGCTGACTTACTCTGAGCAGTTTGATGTAGGTGCGGCGTGGACAAAAACCAACGCCACTGTTACAGCCAATGCGGCAACTGCACCTGATGGGACAGTTACTGCTGACATTCTGTCTGAGACGGCAGTGAGCGGGCAGCATTTGTTTTTACAATCACTTACACTATCTGCGTCAACATATACATGGTCGATTTACGCCAAACTCGGAAATGGTTCCAAGCGTTGGTTGAGCATGTATCCGCAAGGGACTGGTGTTGCAGCGTTTGCAATTTTCGATTTGGAACTTGGCACTGTTACGTCAACGGGGCTGTCTCAGTATCTGGCATCGTCAATTACTAGCGTCGGCAACGGATGGTATCGCTGTTCTATCAAATTCACTGGAGCAGCGACTTCGGTTTCGCTAGTAGCATATCTTCGTGATTCTTCAACGCAGCAGGCGGCATCATATATAGGCGACGGCACCTCTGGCATCTACATCTGGGGCGCCCAACTCACCACCGCAGCCGACCACGATGCAATCAACGGCGAGTACCAGCGGATTGAAGCAGCGCCGACAGTAGGGGCCGCACCGACCTACGACGATAACCCGTCGAAGTTCCCCGTGTACCTCTACGCCACCACCGATGACGCCATGTCCACCGCGAGCATTGACTTCAGCAGCGGCGATGAGATGAGCGTGTTTGCGGGGGTGACAAAGGCGCAGGATGTTTTGACTGCTCACATCGTTGAATTGAGCGCAAATTCTTCTACTACTCCAGGGGCATTTAATCTTCTTGCACCAAGTTTTAGTGGTGCAAATTCATACCGCATTCTTTCAGGCGGCACAGCCACGGCGGTGGCAGGGAACGGAGTTTTTGCTGCCGCGCCAGATACTTCAGTCATCACAGGACTGTCTGATATTTCTGATGATGTAGTGACGCTTCGTAGAAATGGCAGTCTGGTTGAGACATCAACAACAGACCAAGGCACCGGCAACTACGGCAACTACCCACTCTACCTATTCTCACGCGCTAACTCTAGCGTGTTTTTACAAGGCCGCCTCTACTCGCTCATCGTCCGCAATGCGCTGACGAGCGGTGCTGAACTGACCAACACCGAAAGCTACGTCGCACAGAAGACCGGGGTGACGCTATGAGCTGGAGCTTCCGCACTCTGATCGTGACCACAGCGGACGCGCCGCTCGCCCGGTCTATTGCCGTGACCCTTAGTCCGGAGGGCGGCAAGCAGATGTGGATTGCGGGCCTGTCAGCAGACGGCAGCGAACCGGCGACGCACTTTGTCTCGACGGGTGCGATCAGTCCTGAGTTTGCGGTCTTGATGCCGAGCCAGACGTGGGAACAGGACGAGAACGGCACCTGGACGATGACCGACAGCGTGCCGGGAGATGCGGCGATGCTGCACGGGCTGTGCGTGGCGGCGGGGATGACGGTCACGCTCCAGGACATCGAGGCCGTGTTCACGGCGAGCGATGTCACGGAGCAGGAACCGGGCGTGGCGTTGACGCGGTTGGGGTTGGTGGCGGTGCAGGGAGAGGCAATCTGATGCCAAATCGTACTAAGCCCTGGCCGGATCTTGTCCGCGACCGTATCAAGGCGTCGAAGATCATTGAGCGCCTTCAGGATCACGTCCAGGGTGAAGCCGAGATGTCGGCAACCCAGATCCGGGCGGCAGAGATTTTGCTCCGCAAGGTTGTACCAGACCTGTCCTCAACAGAGTTTAAGGGGACGGTCGAACACGTTTCGCATCACAAACTAACGGATGACCAACTTGCAGCCATCGCAAGCGGCGCAATTGTTACTGTCAAGGCAGACGGCCAGACAGAACCTACTGAAGTTCATTGAGTGGACGAAGCCGGATTACCGGCCAGCCCCTCATCATCAGACCATCTGTGACGCCCTAGAGGCCATTGAGCGCCGAGACATAGACCGGCTGGCAGTCTTTGTCCCGCCTCGTCACGGCAAGTCCGAGATAGCTTCTCGACGGTTTCCGGCGTGGTACTTAGGGCGCAACCCCAAGGCGCAGATCATCTGTGCTAGTTACAACTCTGAGCTGGCATCGGACTTTGGACGAGCGGTCAGGAACATCTTCAACGAGGAAGAGTTCCGGGCCTTGTTCCCGGTGACCCTGGCGCAGGACTCTCAGGCAGCTAACCGCTGGCACACCTCAGAGGGCGGTGTGTATGTAGCGGTGGGCATTGGTGGTACGGCAACCGGGCGAGGTGCTGACATTGCGCTCATCGATGACCCGGTTAAGGACGCTGCCGATGCCGCCTCGGAGACCATGCGTAACTCGGCTTGGGATTGGTATGTAAGCGTTCTCAGGACGCGATTGCAGCCCCGAGCGGCCCAGGTGTTGATCCAGACACGCTGGCACGAAGATGACCTTGCAGGACGCATCCTGAGCGGCCCTGAAGGCAAGCGGTGGCACGTCATAGAACTCCCGGCGATCAAGGGTGGGGAGGCGCTGTGGCCGGAGGCGTATCCGGTCGAGGAACTGGAAGCGATCCGTTCGCTGGACCCTCGGCGCTTTTCGGCGCTGTACCAGCAGACCCCGCAGCCTGAGGAAGGGACGTTTTTCCAGCGGGACTGGTTTAAGTGGTACGACCCGGAAAGCCTCCCGACAATGAATACTTACACCACCGCTGACTTTGCGGTGACGGAAGGGGCGGGCGACTACACCGAGATTGGCACTCACGGGGTGGGGGTCAATGGCGACCTGTATTTGGGCCTCAGTTGGTATGCCGCTCAGTCGTCGGCTGACGTGTGGATAGAGCAGTTGCTGGCGCAGATCAAGCGTCACAGCCCGTTTGCCTTTTTTGGCGAGACCGGGCCGATCAGGCGGGCGATTGAGCCGATCCTGACCCGCAGGATGCGGGAGACCAAGACGTTTTGCCGGATGGAGTGGATCAGTCGTAGTCGTGACAAGGCGACGATGGCGAGGCCGCTCCAGGCGAGGGCGGCAATGGGCAAGGTGTTCCTGCCCGAAAACGAAATAGGACATAGGTTGCTGGGACAGCTATTGAGCTTTCCGGCAGGGTTACACGATGACGCAGTGGATTGCGCTGGGCTGATTGCCTTGGCGATAGACCAGGCGCACCCGGCGACGGTGGCGAATGTGCCGGTGAAGTCCAAGGTGTTCGACCGCTGGGATCGTGTGTTTGAGAATTCTGACGAGGTGGATTCTTGGAAAACCGCATAGAAAAAGACGACGACCTGTCGCTCGTCCAGCAGCAGTTTCTGGAGTCCTACGACGCATCCGTGGACATGCGTGCCGAGGGCGAGCTTGCCCGCGATTATTACGACGGCAAGCAGTGGACGGCGGCTGAGATTGATACGCTCAGAAAGCGCAAGCAGCCGGTCATCACGGACAACCGGATCAAGGATAAGGTTGAGTACCTGTTGGGCTTGGAGCGACGTACCCGTACCGACCCCAAGGCGTATCCAAGAAATCCCAACGACGAGGAAGCGGCAGAGGCGGCGACTGACGCCCTGCGTTACCTTGAAGAGACCTCCCAGTTTGACCAGATCCGCTCAGACTGTTTTGAGAACATGCTCATTGAGGGATTTGGGGCGTGTGAGGTTATCTACGACTCCGACATCGGTGAGGTCAAGGTCAAGCGTATCCGCTGGGATCGTCTGTACTTTGACCCCCGCTCTCAGGAGCGTGACTTCCGGGACGCAACCTTCGTAGGCATCGTGACCTGGATGGACGAGAACCGGGCCAAGAGCCGCTGGCCTGACAAGGCCGAGATGTTCAGTGGGATGTTTACGGAGGCGACAAAAACCTCCGGTGGGGACACCTACGACGACAAGCCACGGATGTGGATCGACGGCAAGCGCCGCCGAATCCAGATCATGGAGCATTACTGGTGGAACGGCACCTGGAAGCGTGGGGTGTACTGCCAGGGTGGCTGGATTGAAGAGCCAAGCGATTCACCGTATGTCGACGAGTACCGGCGTCCTGAGTGTCCGATCATCCTGCAAGCGGCCTACCGAGACCGGGACGGCGACTGCTATGGCATTGTGAGGCGCTATAAAGACCTCCAGGACGAGATCAACAAGCGCCGGTCTAAGTCCCTGCACCTGTTGTCGAGCCGCCAGATCGTGGCTGAGAAGGGCGCTGTGGATGACATTGCCAAGGCCCGTATTGAGGCAAACCGGCCTGACGGGTACATCGAAGTCACGCCTGGAATGCGGTTTGAGATTACCCCGACCAGTGACCTTGCGTCGGGGCAGTTCAACCTGTTGGCTGATGCCATCAATGCGTTGGCGGCGACCGGCCCCAATGCGGCACTACAGGGCAACAGTGGCTCCTTGTCCGGGCGGGCCAAGCAACTAGACCAAGAGGGCGGGGCGATCCAGATCGGCGCTCTGTTCGATCAGCTACGGTTTTTTCAGCACCGTGTCTATCGCTCTATGTGGAATCGAATCCGTCAGTTCTGGACAGATGAAAAGTGGATTCGGGTGCGAGACGACGAGGGTGAGATGAAGTTCGTCGGGCTGAATACCCCCGTGACGGCGGGTGAACAGGCAGTAGAGCAGATGCGTGGACAGGTGCCTCCAGAGGAGTTGATGGCGATGATTCAAAACATTGCCACCGACCCGATGGCACAGATCCCGGTCGCCAAGAAAAATGCTGTGGCCGAGATGGATGTGGACATCATCATCGAAGACGCCCCCGACACCATTACGATCCAGCAAGAGCAGTTTGAGCAGCTTGTTGGGCTTGCCAGTGCCGGAGTGGTCTTGCCGCCTGACGTGTATCTGGAAGCCTCTCAGTTACGGAACAAAAAGGCGCTCATTGACAAGCTCAAAGGCGCTGAAGATCCGGAAATGGCACAGGCCCAGCAGCAAGCCCAGCAGATGGCACAGATGGGCGCTGAAGCCGAGATCATGGCTAAACAGGCGAAGGCAGCGAAGGATCAAGCGGACGCTAACAAGACCCAAATTGAAATGGCATTGGCTGTGGACGGAGCGACAACGCCGCTATGAGCGACCCGATTACCCAGCAAGTGATTGCCAGGGCCAGGGCAAAGACCACTCGACTTCCTGCCTTGGCTGACTACGTGCCAGCGCCAAACAATGAATTGGCTCAGTCCTCTCTGCCGCCTTTGAGTTTTGGCGACAGGCTGGAGAACTTGTCTATTGGTCTTGGACGGGGCTTACAGGCTCAGGGTGAGGGTCTGTACCAGATGGTTACCCAACCAGTAGAGACCGCTAGGGGACTGTACGAACTGGGCAAGTATGTGGTGTCCCAACCTGGGGAGGCCGCAACCCAATTTGGGAACTATGTTGCGGACAGCGTAACGGGCGGGCCGTTATCGCTGGGCCAGTTTGTCGGTGAAAATTTTGGGATTCCGAGAGGCTCCCGCCGTCCTGTCATGCAGGAAGCCGTCAAGCCCGCAAATCCGCAAGTGAATATTGGCCTCAATGTTGGAGACGGTCTCGGCTTAGATCCGGTGGAGGTCAGGCAGCGCCTACGGGATCAAGGCGTCAATATCGTTAGTGAAGATATTGTGCCGTCTAATACTGAACTGACGATGGTTGCGGCATTGGACAAGCCGTTGACTGAAAGCCAGGGCAATGCATTATCGACCCTGTTAACTCAGGATGCTATTGCTCAACGCACTGGCAAACAGGGCGAGTTGTTTGGCCCCAAAGCACAAGAGTGGGGGCCATTTAATCCGCAATACTTTATGTCTCTGCCAAAATACGGCACCAAAGGCCGTCAGAATTTCGTTAATGCGAGAATGGGCAGATTGCCAGAGGCTGTTCAGAGGAAAATTTACCAGCAGCCAGAATTGCGCCCGGTTTACGAGCGAGTGGTTCCTTACCTTACGGACGAGGAAATTGGCAGACTACGTCCTCAAGGTGCATCGGCATTAAAAAAATTGGTAGATGACTACGACGCTGGTCAGATCACTCAGCTTGATGAATTGGCATCAATGGCAAAGCTTGGTGGCGCAAAGCGTGGCTGGTATCAAAACAGTTCAGAGGCAATTTTGAACGTCTTTGGCCGTGATGACAGCCCGAGATTTGTAGCGGTGTTGGCTGCGTTATCGCCTCAAAATGATGTAGGCACCAATTTGGAATTGGCGCTAAAGACCTGGAAGCTTTGGACGGCTGGCGGTCGCATGACGGACGATGCGTCCTTGAATCGACTATTTGTCGATGCGTTGGGGGGTGAATCGGCTGAAAAAATGGCAGCCTGGACTAACAATCTTCGTCGGTCACTGCAAGCGGCAAATCCCAGGGAATTGAAACTGTCCGGGCCAAAGGTCAATAGCTTTGCAATGAACTTGCGAGGCTACGTCAACGAAATTACCAACGACACATGGGAAGCCAGAGCACTGGGGGTTAGCCAATCCCTTTTTGCTGGCAAAACCCTTAAAGGTGTTGATCCAGAAGGGGTTACTGGCAAGGGCATCGGTTACCTTTTTTCGAATGCGTTGCATCGGCAAACAGCAGAAAAGCTGACCAAGCAAACCGGAATAACTTGGACTCCCGCTGAAGTGCAGGAAACGGTGTGGTCGTATGTACGCACGGTAATGACAAAAGCCGGTAAAACTGGCACTGCTCGTGACGCTATGAAAGCGTTGACAGACAGTGATATTATGGACGTTGAAGATTTTTCAACACTTTTGCCGCAGGGTGTATATGGACAACTCCTCAGAGAAGCCGGATACGGAGAACAGCTTGGAAGGCTTGGACGCCCGACAGCGGTTGCTCCTGCGTTTACTGTCGGAGCAGGGGCTACTAGAGCCGTTGCTCGAAGACTTGAGTCAACACTTGCCAGACAAAGAGAGCAGGGAGACTGAGAAAACATGAAGCCTAAAAAGCCGAAGACCAAGCCGAAACCACGGCCTGGATACTGAGTTACCAGAACCCGCCTAGTGCGGGTTTTTTAATGCCTGACGCCGAGGTTAAACGGGCGACGACCGACGCCGGGTTCCGGGCGAATCGTAAGTCCAAACGTGAGGACAACAGTGGCTACAGACCTAGATGAATTGCTGACACCAGAAACCACGGGCGATACCGAAGCACAGCCAAGGGATGACCAAGGCCGCTTCGCAAAGCAGGAGGACGCCGCTCCTGTGGAGGAGGCCAAGCCTGTAGAGGCCGAGCCGAAGCCGAAGGAAGACGCCTACAAGACCGCGATGCTTGAGGAACGCCGCAAGCGCCAGGAATTGGAGGCCCGGTTGCGGGCAAAAGAACAGGCACAGAATCTGCCTGACCCGCCGCCGTTCTGGGACGACCCCGACAAGTCTATTCAGGCTCGTCTGGATCAGATGCGGCACGAACTTCAGTCCGATTACCTCAACCGCTATTACAACGCACTAGAGAGTGCGGCGCGGGCGAGGCATACCGACTACGACGAAGTCCGTGATGTGTTCGTTGAAAAGGCCAAGGACAACCCGGCCCTTGCAGCGCAACTCAATAACCATCCTGACCCGGCAGAGTTTGCATACCAGCAGGGGAAATTGCTCCGCGAACTGTCTACGGTCAACAACGACATTGACGCTTATCGGAAACGCATTGAGGACGAAGTGCGAGCCAAGCTTGCCGCCGAGATGCAGAAGCCCAGTGTCCCGAAGTCACTGAACTCCGAGCCAAGCTCTCCAACGCAGAACGGTGCATGGTCACCCGCCAGCTTGGAGTCTTTAATGAACCTCAAAATGTAAGGAAAGATCACTATGGCACTATCAGCAGCAAGTGCTGGTCTGACCCCGCAACAGTGGGATGACCAGTTTTTCACCTCCTACGTCCGTGCGAACCAGTTCGCCCGGTACATGGGAACCACCGAGAACGCCCTGATTCAGGTGAAGGAAGACCTCACCAAGAAGAACGGCGATTCCGTCACCTACGCCCTGGTCAATGACCTGACCGGCGCGGGCGTCACCGGCTCGTCGGCCCTTGAGGGGTCGGAAGAGGCGCTGAACTCCCGTTCGTTCAAGGTCAGCGTCGGGCTGCTCCGCAACGGCGTGGTTGTGCATGAGTGGGACGCGCAGAAGTCGGCTATCGACCTCCGCAATGCCGCTCGCAGCCAGTTGAAGATGTGGGCCGCTAAGAAGATGCGGACGGACATCATCAATGCGCTCAACAGCATCAATGGCGTGGCCTATGGCTCCGCTTCTGAGGCTCAGAAGGATGCGTGGCTGGTGGACAACGCCGACCGCGTTCTGTTTGGTGCGGCCAAGAGCAACAACGCTGGCAACGACCACAGCGCCTGTCTGACGACGCTCGACACCACCAACGACAAGTTCACCTATACGAACCTGTCGCTGGCCCGTCGTATCCTGCGTCAGGCTAACCCCGGCATCCGTCCTGTGATGCTGGAGGACGGCACGGAGTGGTATGTGGCGTTCGCTCCGTCGAATGCGTTCCGCGACCTGAAGCTGTCCCTGGCTTCGGTTTACCAGAACGCCGAGGTGCGTGGCGAGGGCAACCCGCTGTTCAACGACGGCGACCTCATGTGGGATGGCGTGATTGTCCGGGAGATCCCGGAAATGAGCGTCATTGCCGACGTGGGCGATGGTGGCACGGTCGACGTGGCTGCGGTCAAGATCTGCGGCGCTCAGGCGATTGCCTGTGCGTGGGCGCAGCGCACGACCTCCCGCACCGAGACCCGCGACTACGGCGGTCTGAACGGCGTGGCGATCCAGGAGATCCGTGGTATCAGCAAGATGTCCTTCGGCAAGGGCAGCGGCGATACCGACGACCTGGTCGATCACGGCGTGTTCACGCACTACGTTGCGGCCAACCCGGACGCCTAATCCGGGCCTGAGGGGGAGGGCAACCTCCCCCTTTTCTTAATCAGGTGACCCCATGACATTGACTGACTTCTACCAGAGAACCGGCCAGAAACTGGGCATCGTTGCGGGCGCGGAGGCGTTAAGTGCGGATGACAATAACCTCATCCAATCAACGTATGCCGGTCTGCACGATCAGTTGCTGTCGGAAGGGTTGGTGTCATGGGGGCCATCTGCTGACATTCCCGAGTGGGCGGTAGACCCGGTGTCATCGATGCTGGCGGCAATGCTGGTCGATGAGTTTGGGCTGGAGGAGCCGAGGCGCTCTGCAATCCAGTTGAAAGGGGTATTGGGCATCAATCCAGCGTCCCCGGCAGAACGGGTGATGCGCCGTCAACTTCAGGTGCCGCAAGCCGATGCAGCGGTGCCGACGACTTACTACTGATGAAGCTACCGATAGGCACCTATACAGACCGGAGTCCTCCGGCTGGGGTTCAGCGGTTGATTAACGTCTACGCCGAGCAGAACCTGGAGCGAGGAGCGGTGCTGCGCCGTGCGCCTGGGATCATGACTTTTGCCACGGTTGGCTCTGGCCCGGTGCGTGGAATGCGGACGTTCAAAGGCAAGTTGTATGTGGTGTCAGGCACCACACTCTACCGGGTAAACCCTGACGGTTCCTCAGTGGCTTTGGGGGCGATCCCTGGTGAGGGGCGAATTGCAATCGCTGACAATGGAATTCACCTGTGCATCGTGGCAGACAAGCGTGGGTTCATCACTCAAGGGTCGGCCATTGAAGAGATCACGGACGAGGAGTTTCGTGAGGCGACAGACGTAGACTTTATTGACAATTATCTGGTCTTTGTCGAGGCAAACTCTGGACGGTTTTTCTGCTCAGACCTTGCCGACGCTACGTCCTACGATGGGCTTAACTTTGCGACCGCTGAGAGCCAGCCAGACAATCTGGTGGGGTTGATTGTCGACCACCGGGAGATCTTTTTGGCGGGCGAAACGACCTGTGAGATTTGGTACAACGACGGGTCGACAGGGTTTCCGTTTTCTCGTGACTCTAACGGAGTAGTCGAGATTGGCTGTGCCGATGGCAACAGTCTAGTCAAGGCAGACAACAGTGTGTTTTGGCTGGCAAACGATTTTACGATCAGGCGGCTGAACGGCATCACGCCTGTCCGGGTCTCGCAGCACCAGATTGAGCAAGCCATTACCGATATGCGTGACCGCTCTTGCCACGCCTTTAGTTGGGTGTGGGACGGTCATGTGCAGATCTGTTTTGACTTCAACACTCGGGCGTTCATATACGACATCAACACCAACGAGTGGCACGAACGGGCGACGTTCAACGGTCGCGGCAATGCCGGTGTAGATCGGTGGCAAGTGACAGACTGCGTTTTGGCGTATGAGAAGTGGTTTGTGGGGTCTAACACCACGGGGCAGATTGGCTATTTTGACAGCCAGACCTATACCGAGTTTGGCGAGATTCAGCGTTGCGAGTGGACGTATGCGCCGGTCTATTCGGCCAACATCCGGGCGTTTCATCGCCGCTTTGAGGTGATGGCCGATCCAGGCGGGACTGCTGAAATCATGTTGGCGGTGTCCGACGATGGTGGCTATACGTTCAGAAACCTTGGCACCAAGAGCCTGGGCGAGCGTGGCGAGTTCAAGTCACGGGCGGTTTGGCATCGTTTAGGGACAGCCAGGAACCGTGTGTATCGGGCGGCGATCACCGACCCGGTTAAGTTTACGGTCTACGACACCCAGTTAGTGGCCGAGGGCGGGAAGCTGTGAAGGTTCGTGCGCCCCGTGACGTATTTCGTGATCCACTGGAATGGTCGAGGTGGGTACGTCAGGAACTGCAAGCCGCCATTGATGGCGCGGAAGCGACAGAACTGTATCTGACCTCTCCTAACGGCACTCGCTACAAGCTTACGGTCGATGACGCCGGGAATCTGGTGGTCTCTCCGGGGTGAGGCGGTTTTTTGTCTACTCGACGCCTCGGTCTGGTTCTGCGTGGCTATCTAACTTCTTGACGTACGGCGGGTCTTTCTGCCAGCACGAACCATTAGTCAGTGGGCAGATGACCTTTACCGCTCATGCGGTATCTGGGGCAGTAGATACGGGCGCGGTCATGGTGGGCTATATCCCGCCTCCTGAGTGCAAGATTTTTCACTTGTATCGGGACGTACAAGAGGTTGGCGACTCCCTAAGAGCATTGGGACTGCCGACCTACGACATGTCGAAATACAGAAAGGGGTTTGAGTACGCCCGCTTGTTTGACGTGAGTTATCTGGAATGGGTGTGGTGGGAAGTCACTGGTTTGGCGTTTGACAAAGCCAGGGCAGAGATGCTGATCGAATTGAACATACAAAGAAGTCTGCCGAGTTTAGTACGCAGACTGAGGAGACACTAATGCCGTGGGCAGCAGTTGCAGCAGCGTTGGCGAGTGCTGGCGCAGGAGTCTATGCGTCGAATCAAGCGTCCGGTGCCGCCCAGAGCGGTTCCAGACAGGCTACCCAGCTTCAGCGTGATGCGCTGAATGCGTCGTTACGAGCCGGAGAGCCGCAGCGAGCGATGGGCTATCAGGCAATGGGAGACCTGTCTGCCTTGTACGGCTATCAGATGGCTCCCTACTCACCCCTGTCTGAACTGATGAGAGGTGGCGGGAGTGGCGGCGGTCAGACCCTGTACGCCAAGGAGATTAAGCAGCTTCTGAAGTCTGGCGTGACGCCCGAGCAGATTGATGCAATGGGGTCTCTGGGTGACTTGAACCGGCAGGGCGCTCGACGGCTTGGTCGTTACGTCAATCGCTACGTCAAGCAGAATGACCTGAACGCCCTTGCCGAGCAGTACGGCGTCACCCTGACTGGCAAGAATAAGAAAGACCGCAAGGCGGTGACCGGAGCCATCGTGGCGTCGCTTTACAACGATTCCAACGACGGGCCGAACCCTGCGGACTTTGCTCCGACTGCCCAGCAATCGAGTGGCAACATGGATCGGTTCTTTGCCTCGCCTGACTACCAGTTCAGGTTGAACGAGGGCATCCGTGCCAACGACCAGAGTGCAGCGGCTCGCGGTGGAGCGTTCTCTGGAGATGCAATTCGTGCCAATACAGAATTTGGATCTAATCTAGCAGCGGGCGAATATGGCAATTACTTCAACCGGCTGATGGCGCTCGCCGGAATGGGCAACAGTCAAGTGCAGAATGCCCAGAGTGCCGTGCTGAACTTCGGCAACCAAGCGGCAAACAACGCAATGAACTCAGCCAATGCCAGGGCCAGCGGAATCATGGGCATGGGCAACAGCATCATGGGCGGCATCAATAGCGGCCTCCAAGGCTATTACATGAACCGCTACCTGAACCAGATGGGCAACGGAGGC